TTGTAATCGCTGGGCTGTTGGTGCTTGGCCCGGACCCTGAATGGCTGGCGTGGTCTGCGGCATTCTTTGACGGCTTCACTGCCGAGCAATTGATTGCGACTGTGATTGTGGCCGTTTTGTGGCTGTACCCTGGTGCCGGTGTGGCCTTTATCAACATAATCAAAGAATGGCTTGGTATCGAAAATGACCTGGCGCATAAGGCTGTATTGATGATATTGATGGTCTTTGCTGTGGTTGTGATGCTGGTCACCGGCGCATTTACTGGGGAGTTCACTTTTGCAAACCTGATTTACTTCTTTGGGGAGGCGTACTTGCTCAGCCAGTACGCTTACAAACATCTGACCGCAAAAGTCTGAATAATCGAACCTGAGTAAGTAAAGGGCAGGTGAAATATCCTGCCCTATTTCCGTATCTATGGCCCAACTAACAGATTTACAGAAACTATTTGTTGAGCATTATCTCCAAACATGGAATGCTGCTGAAGCTGCAAGACTGGCTGGATATAATGCTAAAAATGATTCTGTTTATCGTTCTATTGGGTCGGAGAACCTAACAAAACCTAACATTAAGGCGGAAATTGAGCGCAGGATAGACCAGTATGCGATGTCTTCCAATGAGACATTGCAGCGCCTTTCAAAGGTCGCCCGTTGGTTTGACATCACAAAATACATTGAACTTAGGCCAACGCATGTCAAGGATAAACTGGGGAACGTGTTTGAATCTGGTGTTTATCTCTGGGTTGATCTTGAACGGCTTCAAGCAGATGGCTTGGGTCATTTAATCAAACGCATCAAGCAAAATACTGCCGGTTATCTCGACATCGAATGGCACGACTCAATGAAAGCCCTAGAGCTTATTGGGAAAACACAAGGCATATTTGAGGATAGACAAGAAGAAATCATCCCTCAGGAATCGCCCCTACTCTCCATACCGGCCTACCTTATGGCCCCGTCTTTCACCAATGTGTACCGGGACATCCGCAACAAATACCATACGGAATATGTGCTCAAAGGTGGCCGCGGTAGTACAAAATCAAGTTTTGTTAGCCTGGTATTCATTGAACTATTAGTAAACAATCCTGAAATTCACGGCCTGGCAACCCGTCAGGTCAAAGACACTCTGAGAGATAGCGTCTATTCCCAACTCGAATGGGCGATCAATATGCTTGGCATGGAAGATCAGTTCAAGTGTACAAAATCACCGCTTGAAATGGAATACCTGCCGACCGGACAAAAAATATACTTCCGCGGCGCAGACGATCCAAACAAGATCAAATCTATTCGTCCTGCCTTTGGTTATATCGGCCTATTATGGAACGAAGAACTTGACCAGTATCACGGCGAAGAAGCCATCCGCAAGATTGACCAGTCGGTTATTCGTGGTGGTGAGATTGCCTATATTTTCCGCACATTCAACCCGCCAAAGACAAAGAACAACTGGGCCAATAAGTATGTCACCACCCCCAAAGCCAGCATGTACGTGCATCACAGTGATTATCGAGATGTGCCAGTGGAATGGTTGGGTAAGCCCTGGTTAGACGAAGCTGAGCACCTCAAAGAAGTCAATCCGACCGCATACGAGCATGAGTACTTGGGTATTGCCAATGGCTTGGGTGGTATGGTGTTCGATAACGTTGTGATCAAAACGATTACCGACAAAGAGATTGCCACATTCGACCGGGAGCGCCAGGGGCTTGACTGGGGTTTCTACCCGGACCCGGCCCACTGGGGGCGCACGTACTACCATGCAGCCAGCCGGACACTATATATCTATGACGAAATGCGCAAGTGGCGCACCGGCAACCGAGAGCTACACGACGCTCTGGTCAACGAAAAAGGTATCAAGCCCAATGATATGCTGATTGCAGACAGCGCAGAGCCTAAAAGTATCAGTGACTTTGTGGCCTATGGCATGAAGGGGATCAGAGCGGCAGAGAAAGGCCCGGACAGTGTGCGTTATGGCATGAAGTGGCTGCAATCACTCAACGCTATTGTGATCGACCAGACGCGAGCACCGTTTTCCTCTCAAGAATTCACCGAGTACGAATATGAGCGTACCAAAGATGGTGAGGTCATCGAAGCGTACCCGGATAAAAATAATCACTCTATTGATATGACTCGCTACGCACAGAACGACGAATGGCGGCGGGGAGGTCACTAATGTTTGAAAAACTAATTGCTTGGTTGAAGGAGGCATTTAGAAAGATGTTTGGACTAAATGACGTAAAAAAAGTATTGAATATTGACCTGGCACTCAATCCTAAGATGGTCAACGCAATCGACATCTGGGATCAGATGTACAGAAATGAGCCGAGTTGGGCCACAACTGAGGTAATCCCGATTGGCCTTCCGGCTGCTATTGCGGCCGAAATCGCCCGAACAGCTACACTTGAAATGGTCGTCAAGGTAGAGGGCGGGCCCAGGGCTGAATATTTGCAGAGCCAGCTTGCTCCCGTGCTTGAGAAGTTACGAGAACAGATCGAAGAAGGCTGTGCGATGGGCAGCATGATCCCAAAGCCTTATGTGGACGGTAATAATCTAAACACTGATTTTATGCCGGCAGGAACATTCTACCCGGTCTCGTTTGATGGGGACGGTATGATTACTTCGGTTGTCTTTGTGGATCAGCGGGTTGTTGGTGACAAATACTATACTCGCCTTGAATACCATGTATTCGGCGATGTTTATGAGATCGTGAACATGGTCTTTCGCAGCACATCAAAAGATACTCTTGGTAGCCGTGTAAGCCTGGATGCGATAGAAGATTGGGCTGGCCTTGAAGATCAGGTCATTATTCAGAACGTGAAAGCACCTCTGTTTGGATATTTCCGCTTCCCCATGAAAAACAATGTTGATCCGGCGAGCCCCATGGGTGTGTCGTGTTATTCCAGGGCCGTAAAGCTCATTCAGCAGGCTGACGAGCAGTGGGGGCGATTCCTATGGGAGAACGAGAGTGCAAATAGAGCTATTCATGTTGAAGAGAGTCTTTTCGATACCGTAGACGGTAAAAAGGTGTTGCCTGATAAGCGACTGTACCGCACGCTCAATGCTGCTGCTGGCTCGTCAGTAGATGCAAAAAAGATGGTTGATACCTGGTCGCCTGATATGCGTAATGATAATTTTTTGAGTGGTCTTGACGCCATCCTCAAGCGCATTGAGTTCAACTGTGGCCTGGCCTACGGCACGCTCTCAGATCCATCCAATGTGGATAAAACCGCAGAAGAGATCAAGTCCAGCAAGCAGCGCAGCTATGCCACTGTCACAGACACCCAGAAGGCCGTAAAGCGCATGATCGAGCAGCTCCTGGTTGCTATGAATACCTATGCAGATTTGTACAAACTGGCACCAGCCGGTGAGTACTCGGTTACGTTCCAGTTTGATGACTCTGTGTTGATTAACAAGGATGCTCAGTCTACCCAGGACAGCCGGGCAGTCACCCAGGGGATTATGAGCAAGATTGAATACCGGATGCGCAATTATGGCGAAGATGAAGCAACGGCCAGGAAGATGCTGGCGATGGTGCAGGAAGAGCAACCGAAAGATATGTTTAGCGAACAGGGAGTGTAATGCTCACTGCCGACTACCTGGACGTTCTCCCGAATAATATCCTCGAACTATACCGCCAGTACGAGCAAACCGTTCTGAACGACATTGCCCGCAGACTGGCCGGTATGGACTATGCAACCTCTACGGCAGCATGGCAGCTTCAGCGCCTGACCGAGAGCGGCGCAGTTTATGACTACGCCATTGAACAACTGGCCGAATTGACCGGAAAGTCCGAGAGAAAACTTAGGAAGATATTTGAACGCGCCGGCGTGAAAGCATTAGAGTTTGATAATACTATTTATCGAAACAATGGAATTGAACCGCTGTCCTTGAACCTCTCCCCAGCTATGGCCAACGTATTATCGGCGGGCTTGAGAATCACCAATGGACAGATGCGAAACTTGGCGCAGACTACCGCCCTGTCCGGGCAGGAAGCCTTTATCAATGCCGCCGATGTGGCCTATCTGCAAATCTCACAAGGTGCAATGGATTACGACACCGCTATCCGGGAAGCGATCAAGACCGTTGCAAAGGATGGCATCAAAGTCATCCAATTTAGCGGCAGACAAGAAAGGCTCGATGTAGCTATGCGTCGGGCTGTGCTGACATCGGTCAATAAGGTGGTCGGTGATATGCAGGTAGCACAGGCCAATGAGCTTGGTGTTGACCTGGTGCAAACATCAGCACACATTGGGGCCAGGAATACAGGAACGGGACCGGCTAATCACGAAGGATGGCAAGGAAAGGTCTTCTCCCTGAGTGGGACGCATCCAGATTACCCGTCGTTTGTTGTAGAAACCGGATATGGAACCATTGAAGGGCTTTGTGGTGCTAATTGCCGCCACAGCTTCTACCCTTTCTTCGAAGGAATTAGCCAGAACGCATACAGTGAAGCTCAGGTCAACGAATATGCTGCAAAAACTGTCACGTACAACGGTCAGGAAATGAGCGTGTATGAAGCCACACAGAAACAACGCTATTTAGAACGGGCTGTGAGGGAGTGGAAACGGCAGGCGGATGCGTTTGAAGCTGCCGGGTTGGAAAATTCGTTAGAAGTTGGCAAGGTGCGCCAGTATCAGGCCAAGTTACGTGATTTGGTGCGACAAACGGACTTGCCGCGGCAGTACCCGCGGGAGCAGGTCTATTAGAATTATTGTTCCATGGTCACTGTTGGATAGCGTGGGTATAATGGGGGAAATCTAGGAGGTGATTTATGGAACCGATTGCTGAATATAATGTGATGTTAACTTATAGGGTTGCTCTGTATGAAAATAGAATCGAGATTTCTGAAAAAATACCACTTACAAAATTAAATTC